TTATAGCAGTAGCGGCATATATAGACAGTGCTTCACCTGTTAGTGCATTATTTTATACAACAAGTGACCCCGACGTTTTAGCTGGAACTATAGGAAACATAATGGATACGCTTCAAAAGAGCAGTACTCATAGAACGATAGGGCAGTATTCAACTAGCACATATTCAAATACCGCAGACAATGCAAACGGAGGTGATTGTGCCGTAGCGATAATGGGATACGCAATGGGTTCTAACACTCAAGCAGCAAATAGCGTTTTCACTTTAGCATGTAAGCCAGAAATAGGCATAGCGCCAGAACCAATAACAGAGACTCAAGCTATTTTAATAAAAAATTATAAAGGAAATGTTTATATAAATACAGGTACCAATTATAACGTATTTGAAGCAGGAACTATGGCAGATGGTGGCTTCTTTGATGAACTTTTGGGCTTAGATATATTGTCTAATAATATTCAGGCTGCAGTAATGAATATACTTATAGATTTACCTAAAATTCCGCAGACAGATGCAGGCATGGCGATGTTGCTAAACGCAATTACAGCGCCCCTCGAAACAGCTGCAACAGCTGGATTTATCTCAGAAGGTATATGGGATTTGGCACCCGTTCTGACAGTAAACACAGGTGACATATTATCAAACGGATACACGATACTCGCAGGCACAATAGCACAGCAGTCTCAAGCAGATAGAGATTTGAGAGTATCACCACCAATCTATATTTTAATCAAATTGGCAGGAGCAATACAATCCGTAGTAATTGGTTTGTATATTAATAGATAAAGGAGGGTTAGAGTATGTTAAATACTTATAGTTTTGAAGACGTGACTGTAGCATTTTCATCGCCTACAGTTGGAAATTTTGCCAGTACAGGCGCAGGGATTGGAACCATCGCTATAGACATGACTACTGAAAAAACAGTCCAAGAAGTAGCTGCTGATGGAACCGTAATGGTTAGCAAAATATTAGGTGAAAATGGAACTGTAGTTTTATCAGTACAACAGACATCGCAACTACAAAAGCTACTTTTAAACTGGTACAGGTATGCCAACAGTGTACTTAATCCATTGTCTGCTTGGACGGATATGATTGTGACAATCAGCTCAGTTAATTTGGGAGAAACAACGACTTGTACAGGAGTTTCACCTCAAAAATTACCAGGACACCAATATCAAGCACAAGGTCAACTAATTTCTTGGACACTTATGTGTGCGAATATAGTTCAGACTAACACCGGTAACAACGGCAATTAAAGGAGATTAGAATGGATAAAAAAGAATTATTTAAAAATATAGATATTGATGGTCGCAAGTTTATCTTAGGCAAGTTCGATGCAAGAACAGGATCATATATACTATTCAAACTAGTAGGCATATTAACTCCGCTTTTCAATAGCATAAAGGATTTAGAAAATTTAGATGATCTTAACTTGACAGAGTTAGCGTCATCTCTTTTTAGTTTATCAGAAGACGATTTTAGATATGTACAGGACAATTGTCTAATGATAGTAAAAGAGTTGTTACCAGGTGGTACACCTCAGATTTTAAATGAATATGGAATATGGGGAGCAAACGATATTGAATTTGATACGCAACTTGTAATGAATTTAACTATCCAAAGCTTGGTGTTCAATGTGTCAAATTTTTTCGGAGGAAATCTCTTGGTATCGCTCCGCAAGGGATTGACTTCATTCCAGCAGAATTCAAAAATCTAGATGGTTATTTATACGGACCTGTTATCGCTGATATGTGGGAAATGCACCAATTATGGGATGGAACGTACAATTTAGATGACCTATTAGATGCACACGAAATACTAACTATTAAACGAGAAAATGAAAGGCTTGCAATGCTAAGCATGGAAAGAAATAACAAGTAAAGAACATGCAGAGGAAGTGATATAAATGTCTCTAGATTTAGTAAAAAGTTACTTAGTTGGTATCGGTTTCCATATTGACAATAGCTCATTAAACGACGCTAAGCAAAAAATGGGTGATGCAGAGAAATCAGTTAAAACCTTTGCTAAAAATAATAGTAGCAGTGTATCGTCAATGCAAAATGCAACATCAGATATTTCGTCATTAGCAAGAACTTCTTTAGGAGCATTAACAAAGATATTCCCTGCTGTAAGTGGCCCTCTAAATAAAGTAATAGGTCATATTAATTTAGTAAAGCAAGTATTTAATGCATTTTCTCAGTCCGTAAAAAAGGATATGAACGAGGCAAATGCTTCGGTTAATGATTTTCAAAATAAACCCCCTAAGAAGTCAAATGGATTTACGACTAATAAGTCTAAAAGCAGTAAGCCAAAGAATGCGGATACTGCAAATAAGCTCAAGAGTAATAAACCTAAAAGTTCAAGCATAAAGCCTAATTTTAATACTAAAAAGAATATAGCTAAAAATATGGATATTATTTCTAAGGTTAAAAAGCCTAGAAAGATAAATGCAACTTCTGATAGTGGCGATACTGATACGGATAAAAATAACAACATAGCTCCTCGCATAAATGCTAAAAAGGGAAAGCATAAAAGCTCAAATACCGTTAAATCACAACTTAATTCTACGGTTGATAAGCCTAAAAAACCTAAAATTACACCTAGTAGCGAACCTATAAAGCTAGATAATAAAGGCTTGAGTGACACTTCAAAG